GGGGCTTAGAGCTCTACTTTGTTGTAGACTCTGGTCTCTGAATCGAATCGATCGCTGTAATGGCGTCTTTTCGACACGTTGCTCAAGCCACCGCCAGATCCCTTGTTGGATCCATTGGTGAGCCACCGGCTCAGCGCAGATAAGCCTCGGTCCCTTTTGGGACTTGGGAACTGCAATGAGACGGGAGGGAGGCTCCCGGTCGCTGGGACGGTCTGTAGATCCAAGATCTCCAGAACCATACCAGTCGAACGGAAAGACTTCCTCGAGTTTACGTGGCCAATGTGGGAAATCATACTTGACTCCCACTTTGGACTCTGAGACGGCTCCAGGGCCATGCTTTGGCTCGAGTTCCCACTCCGGATAGTTTCCGATCCAAACCCCGACAACTCTCCTCGCGTAAGCGCGGAGATGATGCCAAGGAAGATCAAGGCTATCAGGACGAGAGTTAACAGAATCAAGACGAAGCGTTGATTGCTCTTCGCTTCCTCTATATCTGTAGGAGTACCCCCATAAAGGGTGTCCCCCTCTCTCGGACCACTCGGGATTTTCACAATCCCAAGTATGAACGTGAGAACTCGGTAGATGCTCTTCAATAGCAAAGAACTCATCAAGAGTTTCCTTTACTTTCGAAGGATGACAATCAAGCCTCGCATTCTTACACACAACGTGAAGTTGTATGAGGAATTTGACGGCTTCAATGTCTGCATCAGACCGTAACAGTCCTTCTACGTCAAACACCAGGCTAAGGAGGTCCCGAAATAGTTTCGGTCTCCCTGTACGTGGCACTAACGGATACCCTTGCGGGTACTCGCTCGTATCACGTGACAGCTGGCTGCCGCGATCAAGATCCTGATAAAGAATCTTGCCCGCTTCAGGAAGAGTTATCGTAAGGAACGATAACCCTCTAGCTTTGACAGCTCTTCGGAGGTAGGACAAGTCCTTTCCGAAAGAGGCTCGAAGGTGTGGCCATCGTATGGTGGCATCCGTGAGGATGCTCTCGTACAAGGCGAGTGCTGTAGTCTCGTAGCTTTTCATGTTAGGCTCCTATGGAGTGTTAACATCTACGCGTCTGCTGCCACATTGAACACCGAAGAGGTGCCCACCGTGCAGAGAAGCGCGGTGGGATATCCCCCTGGTAATCGAGTGTCAACCTAAGACAGGTTGATGCTCGTTCCTCAGTTCTCGCCGACCGAAAGGCCGGAGATCATTGCGGAACTTGATGCGGCCAGTAGGACGTGAACTGCCTTCACTAGGTCAGCTCCGCCTACCGGATCATCAAACTTACCAGCCCTAAGCGTCGTTGTCGAAGTAAACTTCTTCATCGCCGCCGTGGGAGTAGGGTACACAACCCATTCAACAAACAGGTTGTGCCTCTTCATCGAAATTCCATCGTTGTCCGGATTATCCAGACTATGACGGATTTTCATAGCAATGGACTGCGTAGCATCAGAATACTGATACTCCGAGCCATAGCTATCCTGATTAACTCGGTTCAGCACACGTGCCGTACCGGCGATCGTCAGGGTCAGTGTGGATGCAAACATAGCACTCTATCTCCTAGGTTTCTTGCCGTCCGAAAATTCAAGGCAAGAACTCAGATTGCTCTGAGATTCTTGTCCTTTAGGATAGCAAGGCTACCCAGGACTGACATCTTATATGCGTCCAGAAAGGGCGCACGAAGTGAGAACGAAGCCGACGGCGCGTTATTTGCATAACGCTCCTTCTTCTCCGCTTGGCATAAGCCAGCCGTGACTAACGACTCGGGATTCCCGAGCGGATATTCACGGTGTGTGAATGTACCAGTACTATGCCTCATAATACTTAGCCGATATGGCTTATAGTATATGGAATTATAGTTGGCGAGCATGATATTAGATATATCAGCGAACCAATCTATCATCCAAGTCCAAGGCATAGCCTTCCAGACCGAAATGGGGATCATCCCTAGGTTTCCACCTAGGGCTGTTCTTGCGGCGTCCAACCAAGTTGGATTGCCCCCATACGCGTCTGGATTCCTAGCACGCCAATGCACGACGGCCCAGGTACGAGAAGTTCTCGTCCCTCGGACGCCAATGCTAAGTAGTAAACCGTACGTCGACCACAACTGTTC